CGACCAGACATAGGCAAGAGTTTTAGAAAGTTATCACCCAGAGCACTCGAGCTTAATTTTTTCATCACCAAGTGACACTCTGTATCCTTGAGTTTACCAAGCTGATAAAAATCAATCCCACACCCAACCATAGCAGCACGTTTGTAAATGTACTCTAAATCAAATCCAAAAATATTCCACCCAGTGAGAATGTCAATATCTTTTTCGTTCATATATTTTTTAAACGCTAAAAGCATTTCCTTTTCAGTATCAAAACTAATGACATCAGGTCCGTCGGTCTTTTTGTAGCATAAACACACTTTCTCATATGGTTCATCACTACCAAACTTACACAGAGAGATTGCGATTTGAAAGCAAGCATCATCGGGGACGTTTGGATCTGGAAATTTACCAGTAGAACTATTACATTCAATATCAAACGAGGCAACGATAAATGGGGCAATATCATCTCGTTCGACTGGTTTAAGTGTTGACCAGTCATTACACCATAAATCAATATCAGTTTTAGCCAGGTGAGAACGAACACATGTATCACCAGTATCCAACCAACCCGTGGATTGGATTCCTGTTCTATGCATGAGTCTCAGGACAGGGTCGATATTTGATTCATAGACATGATATTGTTTGAACTCATTGTTATACATGAAAATCGAGTTAACTTTTCGTCTATGTTCAAGCGATTTGAAATTGAGATGCATAAAATGAAATTCCTCGTTATTTTGAAATCCCCAGACGTCCTTCTGTTTCGTCAAACTATAACTAGTTACATGGTCTCGTTTTAATCTGCATATGTCATTGTAAAGACGACTGACATCCTGGTCTGTTGTACCCCTCGGGAGCTTCACAAAAAAGTATGGATCGAATGTTGTTGTTACACAGACCGATTTACCATTTTCAGTCTTACCAAAAATGCTGATTTGATGTTCACCTTCAACATCCCGTGCCTCCCATGTCAACGCTTGGAATACTACCATATGTATACTATGAGCCAAAATTTTAATATCATTTATTAATAAATGTCTGCTGCTTTGATCGAACTCGTTTCGGTGGGTGCCCAGGATGTTTTCATCACTGGTGATCCTCAGGTCAGCTTTTTCCGTCAAAATTACAAGCGTCATGCCAACTTCGCTATGAAGCCAGAGCGCATGGATTACATTGGTACATTTGGTGCGAACAATGAAATTACTATTCCCATCCGCTCTAAGGGTGACCTCATGAGCTACATCTGGATTGAAGATACACTTGTTTCTAACGTACAAGACAACCCAGACGGCCTTTTCTCTTCTACCGCGTCTAACCCTACGGAATTCCAGCTCTGGATAGGTGGTCAGAAGGTTTGCCAGATTGATTCACTCTTTATCCAAGGTGTACACAATCCCCTCATGCGTGACAGTCAAGCCAAGTCTTCAATGTGCGCTTCGACTGCCACCCTGAAGTCTAACCATGGTGGTGATCACTTCATTATTCCTTTCTTCTTTGGTGAAGATTACACTAAGTGCCTTCCACTCGTTGCTTTACAATATCACGATGTAGAGATACGCATTAAGTGTAGGGACGGTTACACACCCGTCGGTAGTCCCAAGATTTGGGGTAACTATGTGTATTTAGATACAGATGAGCGTAAGTACTTCACTGATACTCAGCATGAGATTCTGATCACCCAAACTCAGCACCAACTCGCTGCTAAGGAGGATACTGATATTGATATCAGTTATTTCAACCACCCCGTCAAGTCTCTCCACCTTGTCTCTGGTAACACCACCGCGGGTGCCGATTGGGACACAGCCTTCACTTTCGACAAGGCTACCCTTTACATCAACGGTACAGCTCTATTCGAAGAAACTTCGGCTATGTACCACCACACAGTCGTACCAGAAATGCACAGCACAGATCTTCCCGATGATGTTCTCGAGGATTTACCCACTTACACATGGCCATTCTGCATCAACCTCAGCAAGATGCAACCCACAGGTACACTAAACTTCTCTCGCATTGACAACGCCAAACTCAGCCTGACCAACCCATCGGGTGGTAACGCTCTTCATCGGGTCTACGCGGTCAACTATAACATCCTTCGTATCAAGGATGGTATGGCCGGTGTCGCGTTCGGTAATTAAATCAAAGATTATTAATAACCCATCAATCTATCAAGTCTCGGTTTTTCCTTATTCATGAAAACTGTGAGTTGCATAACTTCACCTTCCAAATTTACTAATCCATGAGTTGACTTTTGGTACTTTGATATTTGGTCAACCCTAGTAAGGTCCACATGTGAGATCTTTGTCTTTGGTACCTTACTGTGATAGACAGCAAGAACTGCAGCATCCCTCTTCGTCTCTCTTGGTAGCTGGTCTCCTTCATGACATATTACAACGTGTGCACCTGGGTACCCAGCTACATGCATCCACCAGTGTTTAGGGTCACTCGTCATTGTCAGTTGGTCATTTTCTTTTGCACTCTGACCAACTTGGATTTTAATACCGTCGTATGACGTGTATTCAAGCATGTTTTTTTTATCGTTTTAATTCCTTATATTTCAAACAAATACAAAAGGAATATCATCTTTTGATGATACGGATGATACGGTTGGTATTAGTACAAACGCTGATATTATGTATTTAGAATGTCCATTTAAAATAGTATTACCCCTATGTAAATGTAGTTGACTTGTGGGAAATATTAAAACTTTACCAGTTTCGGGTTGTACTTTTCTACCAGAATTGAACTCGGTTGAACCACCATTTTCTTCGTCTATATCATTTAAATATATGATTATTGCAAGCATTCGTTCTTTGTTGTAGTCGGAATGCCAGTCGAAAAATTCACCTTTAGATGTCCTTTGTATTTGCGGACCTGATAGATCTCCAACCATTAGAGAACTTAAACGACCATCTTGATTAATATCATTTAAATGTTTCATGTATTCTACGGAAACTTTTTGTATTCCATCTTTATATATTTGTATCAAATCTAGATCATATTTACAAAAACTGTTGATCCTTACATCTGTTGATTTTTTAATCTTATGTACACCACACAATACTGCACCAACTAATTTATTAGGACTTTGTTCATGATAATCTATAAACAACTGACACTGTTCAGATGTAAAAACGTTTCTCATCTCAAATATAGACTTATCATATATATCAATTATATCGCGTCCCATATTTTAACATTTATTATAACCTTTAATTAATATGCACGTCGTATTACAACCAAGTCCTTCTATTACACATAAATATAGGGTCACCTTACCAAATAAACGAAGTATTGATTTTGGTGAGAAGGGTTTTCAGCATTACCCAGACCATGGTAATCCAAGACTTATGCGCGCACAACTTCTTAGGAAAGGTGCTATCATTCCTAAGGAGCTGCGAATAGAGACAAACCCGTATGAGATACAGAAAGAAATGTTGAAAATTAGGGAAAGTTCTAAAGAAGATTGGGAAGATTTCTTCCGGGCTGAATATTGGGAGAGGTGGATATTATGGTCTTACCCGAATGTAAACAAAGCAAAGTTATCTATGGTCATGAGTCATGGTATTCTTTTTATGCCTAGACCAGAAGACCTATGGTACTGTAAAGGTGACTTTACTGACCAGTAGATCCAAATCCCCCATCACCCCTGAGTGTCTCATCGAGTAGACCAATTTCCTTAATCATAGGTGTATCACACCTTTCCAAAATAAGTTGAGCGATACGATCACCCTTCTTGATTTCAAAGTCTTCCGTACCATGATTGAATAGGACGACCTTGACTTCACCGGTATAATCGGGATCAATAACACCCGCACCAACATTGATGCAGTGCTTCACAGCTAGACCAGAACGAGGGGCTACCCGACCATATAAACCATCGGGTATGGAGAGAGCAATACCAGTCCCGACTAAAGCTCGCCCCGCTTGACACGGTACAGTCGCATCTTCGGAGCTATATAAATCATATCCCACAGCACCATCAGAACCACGAGTAGGCAGACGAGCATCGTAACAGAGCTTTTTGACTCCGAGAGGCATGTATTTTTACTATAACTCAAATCCTTAAGTGGTTGGTTGACCAAATCTAGGTGATATACCATTTTTTATTCGTTGCTTCATGACAAATTGTAATAAAAAACCGACTATGTACACAAACATCTACTACCTATTTCGCATATTTTTTCTTTTCGTCATCCGTAAGCTCTCGCCACATCTCACCCAACCTCTTACCAATGTCGGTAAAACTGAGATCTGGGTTCTCTTTCACAACATCGGGTCGTATCTTCTTCACAAAGTTCATGTATGCATTAGGTTTACGCTTAGGCTTTTCCTTCTCTTTTTCCTTTGCCCCTCCACGAAGTCGCAGAACTAAGTGTAGAGTAGACTCCTTTTGAATATTGTAATCAGCTAGGGTGCGTCCATCCTCAAGCTGCTTTCCAGCGAAGATGAGTCGCTGCTGGTCGGGAGGGATTCCTTCCTTATCTTGAATCTTAGCCTTGATGTTATCGATAGTGTCTGAAGACTCGACCTCAAGTGTGATAGTTTTTCCAGTAAGTGTTTTCACGAATATTTGCATACTACTTGTATATTAGAATTAAATCTTAAAGTATTATAGAATCATGTCAC